TCAAGGCGGCAAGGCAAAACATATATCGCAAACATAATCGGGCAGCTAGTATCGTTAGTTCCCGGTTCCAACATTCTAATCATGTCCCCCAATTACTCGCTGTCTCAGATTTCTTTTGATTTACAAAGAAATCTAATTAAGCATTTTGATTTAGAGGTAGCGAAAGATAATGCGAAAGATAAAGTTATTGAGCTGACAAACGGCTCAACAGTTCGAATGGGTTCTGTAAACCAGGTTGATTCTTGTGTAGGTCGTAGCTACGACTTAATTATATTTGACGAGGCGGCGTTGGCAGACGGCAAAGATGCCTTTAATGTTGCACTTCGACCTACTTTGGATAAAGATAACTCAAAAGCTATTTTTATCTCTACTCCTCGAGGCAGGAACAACTGGTTTGCAGAATTTTTCGATAGAGGATTTAATGATGAGTTTCCAGAGTGGTGCTCGATACGAGCTACTTATAAAGATAATCCGCGCATGTCTGAATTGGATATACAAGAAGCTAAAAAATCTATGTCCGATGCAGAATTTAGACAAGAGTATGAAGCAGACTTTAACACTTATGAAGGTCAAATTTGGAACTTCAATCACGAAACCTGTATCGCCAATAATGAAGAGCTTGATACTCGCCGCATGGATGTATTTGCTGGTCTCGACGTTGGTTATCGTGATCCAACTGCATTTATGGTCGTAGCATACGACTGGGATGAAGAGGTGTACCATGTACTGGACGAGTATCTTGATGCCGAAAAGACCACCGAGCAACATGCCGCTGTAATTCGAGATATGATTAACAAATGGGACATCGACTATATTTACATAGATTCTGCAGCACAGCAAACTCGATTTGACTTTGCACAAAACTACGATATTAGCACTGTAAATGCAAAAAAGTCAGTATTAGATGGAATCGCGCACGTAGCCGGAATAGTTGATAATAATAAACTAATAGTTGATCAACGATGCAGTGAAGTACTATCTTGTCTTGACCAATATCAGTGGGATCCAAACCCTAATCTTGCAAAAGAAAAACCAAAACATAATCGAGCATCGCACATGGCTGATGCTCTTCGATATGCACTATATTCGTTTGAAACAAGTCAGAGCGGGTTCTAAAGAGACCTACAAAAAATAGTGTTTGACAATTTATCTTACAAGGGCTATAATTCAAAATGAAAAAGCTGAAAAGAGATCCGGTAAAATACATAAGAGATCGAGCTAAATCAAAGTATGAAAAAGGTTCAGAATGCCACATTTGTGGCGCTGACACAGAACTCGACTTTCACCACTTTTACACTCTAGCGCCTCTACTAAGAGAATGGCTAAAAGAAAAGCAGAAAGAGAGACCCGCGCACTATACGGATGAGTATATTGTAATCTGGCGAGACGAGTTTATAGAAGATAAATGGGCGGAGCTGTACGAGCACACAGTGACACTTTGCCATAAACATCATTTGGAACTGCATAGATTATACGGCAGAAATCCAGCCCTAGTGACTGCAAAGAAACAAATGCGCTGGGTAGAGATTCAAAGAGACAAACATGGCATGGTATGATAGAATAATAGGACGAGCGCCAAAAGTAGAAGAAAAACTTAATCCTGCGCAACCGTACTATGACCATAAAGTTCAGCCTACTCGTGAGTTTACTACAAGCTATGAAAGAGCTTACGAGCAATTAGAAATTGTAAACAGAGGTGTCAACATGATTGTGGATGACGCTTCTGAAATACCAATCACAGTAACTGGTCCTGTGCAAGGTGTTCAAAGTGTAGTAAAAGGTATTAAGCGGTCTCGCGTAGACTTACTTCTTAATAAAGAGCCTAATCCTTTTCAAGATATTAGCACTTTTCGCCGTAATTTAATTACAGACTACTTACTCGACGGTAACATCTTTATTTATTTTGATGGAGTACATTTATATCACTTACCTGCTAATAAAGTAATTATTCACTCAAGCGATAGTACTTATATTGAAAAGTTCACGTTTAATGAAATCATTACATACAGCCCAAGTGAAATTATACACATCAAAGACAACTCTTTTTATTCTATTTATAGAGGAGTATCAAGATTAAAGCCTGCTCTTCGCACAATGAACTTAATGAAGAGCATGAGAGATTTCCAAGATAATTTCTTTCGAAATGGGGCGGTTCCCGGTTTAGTTCTTAAATCGCCAAAGACCCTTTCAGAGAAAATTAAAGAAAGAATGATTCAGTCTTGGACTGCTCGGTACAGACCTGATGCAGGAGGTCGAAGACCTCTTATTCTTGACGGGGGTATTGAGATTGATAAAGTTTCAAACATTAACTTCAAAGAGCTAGACTTTCAAGCGGCAATTGAAGATAATGAGAAAATTATATTAAAAGCTTTAGGCATTCCACCTATTATGTTAGACTCAGGTAATAATGCAAATTTGCGTCCAAATATGAGTATGTATTACCTGGAAACTATTTTACCCATCGTAAGAAAAATGAATTTTGCGTTGGAACGATATTTCGGATTTCAGTTAGCAGAAGATATTACTGATATTCCGGCCTTACAACCAGAGCTGCGAGACCAAGCACAGTATTACTCAGCTCTTGTAAATACTGGAATTATCTCTCCTAACGAAGCGAGAGATGCTTTGGGATTTGATGGTATGGAAGGATACGATGAGCTTAGAGTACCAGCAAATATCGCTGGAAGTGCGGCAAACCCTGATGAAGGTGGAAGACCTGTCGAAACGGAGGAAAATTAATGGGATTACGAGTAAAGCGAACAGTACTGGAGGTTGCAGCTCAACATTTCAAAGAATTCAATCTTCCTTTAACTATTGAGCATAAAGACTATGTAGCTGCCGTAGGCACTAAAATGGCTGTTAGTGCGATCTCAGTTAAAAGAAGTTTTAAGAAGTGGAGCGTACTTCTTCATGCACTGCGTAAGCATTACCCAGAGCTTGTAGAAGCACCAAAGCCTGCTCCAGCACCTAAGCCAGCGGCGGCTCCTAAAGCTGCTCCTGCAAAGTCTGCTCCGGCACCTAAGCCTAAAGCAGCACCCGTTAAGAAGGAGTCGTAATGGAAAAGATTTTTAACTTAACGTCTACTTTTAAAGCACTCGACGAAGATGATGGTGGTGTACACATCTGTGGAATGGCAAGCACTGCAGATTTTGATCGTGCAGGCGATACAATTGATGCAGCAGCTTGGACAAAGGGTGGACTGAATAACTTTGAAAAGAATCCTATCATTCTTTTTAATCATGATTATAACAAGCCAATCGGACGTGCGACAGGACTTAAAGTCACTGACAATGGTCTCGAACTAAAGGCTAAAATTTCTAAATCTGCGCCCGATCATGTGGCACAGCTTGTTAAAGAAGGCATTCTTGGAGCTTTTTCTGTTGGTTTCCGAGTCAAGGATGCTGATTACCTAGAGGAAACCGACGGATTAAAGATTAAGGATGCTGAGTTGTTTGAAGTATCAGTAGTATCGGTACCTTGCAATCAAGCAGCAACTTTCTCTCTGGCGAAGTCTTTTGACTCAATGGATGAGTACGAAGATTTCAAGAAAACTTTCAAAAATAGTGTAGATCTAGCCGGTCAGTCTCTGGCTAAGGATGAAGATTCATTTGAAGCTAGTGATACACCGGATGGAACTGAAAAGTCAGTTCAAAAGGAGATGACAATGTCGGAAGTACAAACTCCCGAAATCGACCTGGAGGCTTTTGCTAAGAAGGTAGCGGATGAGACTGCTGCTAAGATTGCAATCCGTCAGGCGGAAGAAAAAGCAGCCGCTGAAGCAGAAGCTAAAGCAGCTCAAGAAGCAGCAGACGCTGAGCTTGCTAAGCAAGCAGAAGTTGAGTCTGTAATCAAAACTGGTATCGAGTCAGGCGCAGAGCGTCTTTTGGCTGACGTTGAAGCGAAGCTTCAAGAGAAAGATGCTAAGATCGAAGAGGTTATTGCTCAGTACAAGGGCCAACTCGAAGAGAAGAACGAAGAGCTTACTAAAATTCGTGAGTCAAAGCGTGTATTCTCTGACCGCGTAGACGGCGACGTAATGTCAAAGTGGGGCAAAGAGTTCATGTATGGTCACCTTCTGGGTGTAATGACTGGCAAAGGTTGGGACACTGATTACTCACGTGACCTGTTCGAGAAGGCCGGTGCAGGTTTCTCAGCAACTTCAACTAACCTCAGCCTCGCAACAGATGTTTCTACTCTAATCGAGAAGGAAATCATGCAAGAGCTTCGTCTTGCTCAAGCATTCCGTGAAGTAACAGTTAACTCTGAAACTACACTGATGCCATTGCAGACTGATACTAACAAAGCTACTTGGGGCTCAAACGCGGCTACTTCTGGTAACCTCGAAAACCCAACAGGCTCTGACGGCTATCAGCCTTCAAATGTTATCATGAAAGCAACCAAGTTGATCTCAACTACTTTCATGAACAATGAGACTGACGAGCAAATGCTCATCAACCTCATGCCTATGCTTGTAGAGTCAGTAGCACGTGCACACGCTCGCGCAGTTGACAATGCATTCATTAATGGTACATCAGGTGGCAACGAAGGCTTTGACGGCCTTGAAGCACTAGGTGCAACTACATTTGATACTTCAGTATCAGCAGCAGCTCTTACTACTACAGCAGTAGATGCAGCTGACTTCCTCTCAGCTCGTAAGTTGATGGGTAAGTATGGTATGAATCCTTCGGATCTCATCTACGTTGTATCACAGAAGCGTTATTACGACCTTATCGCTGATGCGGCATTTGCTGACATCACTGACGTAGGTTCAGACGTTGCGACTAAGATCACTGGTCAAGTCGGTGCTATCTTCGGCACACCAGTAATCGTATCTGACCAGCTTGAAGCTGAAGCAGATAACGCAACTGTCGGTTATGCTGTTAACGTCCGTAACTTCGTTGTACCACGTCTCCGTGGTGTAAACGTAGAGCAGGACTACGAGGTAATGAACCAGCGTCGAGTAATCGTTGCTACTCAGAACCTTGGCTTTACTCAGCTCGCAGCAGACACTACTAACGACAAGTCAGTAGTTAAGCT